CATCTTACTTTAGCAATATTCGCAAATTAAGAGCTACGGGTGAAAAAAGAATTTTAGAAAAGGATGACAACATTGGTGCATATCTCGAAAGCCTCAATACTCCTTGGGGAAGTGATAAAAGAGATAAATTAAAGAGGTGGAATTAGGAACTACTATATACTATAATATAGTAGATGTCATACCGAAACGTAGTTTATAACGGTAGAAACCGTTGCGTTAACTTATTTACTTGGGATACTGATGGTAACCGAGTAATGCATGAATGCTCTTTTGAACCTTATTTGTATCTTGAAAATAATGGTGGTGAAAAGACTTCAATATATGGAACTAAAGTTCGTAAACGTAAGTTTAATACAAGCTATGACAGGTCTAGATTTGTAAGAGAATCAAATGTTAAGAGGGTATTTGAAAATATGCCGCCGGTTCAACAGTTCCTTTTAGATCTATACTGGGAACAAAACGAAAAAGATGAATTTAGTGCTCATCCTTTAAAAACGTGCCTTCTCGATATTGAGACCTATTCACCTGATACATTTCCAGACCCTGAAAATCCAACTCATGTTGTAAATGTAATTACCTGTTATGATAATTTTAGTAAAACGTTTCATACGTTTGGTATTAAGCCCTATAATGGTAAAGGCGCTGATAACTTAAATTATGTTCATTGTGAAGATGAACGAGAAATGTTTATTCGGTTTATTGAATATCTTGAAAACGATTACCCGGATATATTAAGTGGTTGGAACTCTGAATTTTTTGATATACCTTATATTATTAATCGAATTGAACATATTCTAGGTCAAGAATATGTCGATCGGTTATCTCCACTTGGTAGAGTACATTTTAGAGCTATTAAGGGTAAGTTTGGTAAAGACCAAAAACGTTATTATATTGATGGTATTGCTTGTTTAGATTATCTAGATGTATATAGGCGGTTTTGTTTAAAACTTAGAGAATCATACAAACTTGATGCAATCGGTGAAGTTGAACTAGGTCAACGTAAAATTGATTACGGGGATACTAACCTTGCAACTTTATCTGATGAAGACTGGGATACATTTATTGACTATAACATTCAAGACGTTAATCTTCTTGTTAGGTTAGAACAAAAGTTACAATATGTTCCATTGCTAAGAATGCTTTCATATGTTGGTCTAACCACTCTTGAAGGAGCAATGGGAACTATTCAAGTAATTAATGGCGCACTGTGCATTAAAGCAAGACATCGTGGTGAAGTAATTGCAACATTTTTACGAAATGCCGACACGGGTAAGAACCCCGGAGCATATGTAGCAGAACCTAAGAATGGATTTAAAAATCATATTGTATCTTTTGATGCTAACTCACTGTATCCTAATGTGATGATATCTTTAAATACTTCCCCGGAGACAAAAGTAGGTAGAGTAGAAACTACAACTGATAAAAAGATCTTAATACAACATGTCAGTGGTAAGGTATTTGAGCTTGATAAACCTGCTTTTGCAAAGTTCCTTAAGGAGGAAGAATGTGCACTATCAAAGGCAGGGTTCCTATTCACACAAAAGAAGAAAGGTATTATACCGGAGTTCTTAGAATATTATTACAATAAAAGAGTCGAGATTAAGAAGGATTTATATAAAGCAAAAACTAAGCTTAAACAACTTAAGAAAAATACACCAGAATATACTGATGCGAAGTATGAGGTAGAAAGACTTAATACTTCGCAGATGGTAATTAAGATTCTTATTAACTCGTGCTATGGTTATATGGGTAATAAGAACGCTCCTATTGGTGATGATGATATTGCTTCTTCAGTTACGCTTACTGGTCAAGCTGTTATTAAATATTCAAATGAACTCATCAAGGAATTTATTAAAAAGGAGATACCTGATATCTCTGATAGAGAACTTGAAGGGTGTATTGTATACAATGATACGGACTCGTCGTATGTTTCTATTACTCCTCTTGTTAGCAAGGGTTTAAATTTTCTTGATGGAGATGACATACATCAAGACACGCACAATAAAATTCAAGAGATTGAAGACTACTTAAATGCTGGAGTTCATGATTGGGCTAAAAAGGCACTCTTATCAAAGGATAGTAGATTTATATTTAAACGAGAATGCATTGCAGACGTTGGAGTATTCCTCCAGAAAAAAAGATATGTAATGCATATCTTAGATGACGAAGGTATTAAAGAAAATAAATTCAAGTATACAGGAGTTGAAGTTGTCCGTACAACTATGCCTAATGCTATTAAACCGTATGCAAAAAAGATTATTGAGACAATGTTAAGTACGCAGTCATTATCTCAGACAAATAAATTACTTAATGAAACATACGACATCTTTAAGGAACTTAAACCTGAAGAACTTGCGTTTGTAATGGGTGTTAAAGGATATGAAAAGTACGCGTCCGCTTGTAATGAATTCAATACTGTAAAAAGTATGCCTATACATGTTAAATCAGCTTATTTCTATAACTTGTTATTAGAAAAGTTACAAACAGGTAACAAGTATGAATCACTCGGATCCGGAGATAAAGTTAGATATATGTATCTGGAAAAACCTAATAAGTATGGTCTTGAAAGTGTTGGATTTAAATATAGCTACCCTAAAGAATTTAATGAAGTGTTTAAAATCGATTACGAAAAAATGTTTGAGAAAATTCTCTTTCAAGGAATCGAACGATTTTACGATTGTGTCGGTTGGAAAATTAGAAAACCAGCTGAAAATGTACAGGTCGAATTATTTGATCTATTTAGTTAGTTAACTAAATAAACACATGGCAATGCAACCCGGTGGATACACAGACAGACCTGAAGACGATAATACTAAGAACGCACATCCTGCTTTTAACAGAGGAAAATATCATGGGATTTTAGAAACCCTAGCTATTATTAAAAAGGTTATAACTGGGGAAGATAATGGTTCTGGAACTATTAATTCTCCTGAAATTGAAAAAATTAGAAGATCGATTCATAGTATGACAAAATCTATAGATAAGCAATCTTTACAAGAAGCTGTTAAAATAGCTGAAACTTTACGCTTTCAGTAGTTGCATTTTTCAACTTTTATATAAAATATATATATGGCAGACAAACAAATCAAAACTATTGTTGATCACATTGGAAGAACTGTAGTAGGTAAAGTAGAGAAAGATACAAAAGACTCTATTACTCTTTTTAACCCGGTGATTATTCACGTACAACCAGATCAACAGACTGGTCAACTTCAAGTACAATCATTTCCTTATATCTTTATGGAATTCTTAAAAGATAAAGATAAAAATAATTGGACATTTGCAAAATCAGCAATTAGTGTGTCTGATGTTGAGCTTGATGAGCGTATTATTACTCAGTATGAGAATATTAATAATCCTCAGCCTCCTATTCAAGAGCCACAACAAGGTACAGGTCAAGAACCTGAAGTAATTAAGCTTTTTGATGATGAAGAAGAGTCGACATCAACTACGACTCCATCACCAGCTGATGCATGCTGCGACACAAGTAGCTCTTGCTGTGACACAAGTAGCTCTTGCTGCTAATACGCAATTTAAATAATATGTTTTTCTTTCGCAAAAAAGACGTAGTTAAGTACGTAAAAAATACAAGCCAAAAATTCAAGACTGAAAGCGATACGTATCTTCTCGTAAAGGGCCATAAACAAGCTCCTTTGCTTTTTACTCTATCCGAAGTTGAAAGAGCTAAAAAACGAGCAGCAAAAAACCCTGAGGATACTGAGTAGAAACTACAACTTGTGTAATAAATAATTTTACTATGAAACTAACTAAATACACACACAACCCAATCGCAGAAATCGAAAGAGCCTTTGATGGTTTTTTTAATCTGACACCGGTCTTCCACCAGTTGGAAGAAGTCTATAAAACAGGAGATCAAGTTCGATTCGCATCGGACGAAGATACACTAAGTGTACAAATTGATCTACCAGGAGTCACGAAAGATGATTTAGATCTTTCTACTGACACCGATCAACGTGAAGTCTATATTAAGGCAAAGCGTAAAGTAAAAGCCCATGACGGGGAAAAGGAACAAACCTATAATAGGTCGTTCTCAGTTGGAAGAGAGTTTGATCTTAACAAGATCGACTTCTCTTATGTCAATGGAGTCCTTGAGGTAGATGTACCTCGAAGGAAGAAAGAAGAATATATTAAAACATATAAAGTTTAACAATTAAATGGGCCTAGCTAGCCCAACCC